TGTAGCCCCATAATCGCTTGAAACTTTAGCCTCGATATAATTTCCTGTGACGTGAACAATTATAACCTCGGCTGAATTAGGGTCGGCGGCTATATCATATAATTCCTCGTTTGTAAATCCGGCAGGTGTACCTGAAGCAGCAATTGATGTGAAATCCGTGCTCGGCGAAGGGCTTGCAAACCTGTATGCGGTTCCACCTTTAAGGAACACTATAGAGCCATCCGATGCACAGCACCCACGCATACCCGTTGCGGAGGCACTTTCCCAAACAGGGTCTTTATCGAACTGCCTATAACTGGTTGAGTGTTTTTCGTCTGGATAGTCAAAGCTCCTGATTCCTATTTTGACCGCCGGCAGGACACTAACCTTCTTTTGTTCAAGAGCAATAGAGGAAGAAAGGTTTTTCATTAGTTCTCCCGTGTATATGCTCCGGCTTCATCCTCAAAAAGAACGCCGAGCTTTAATTTCTCTGTTTCATATTCCTGTGTTTTCCTGTCAGCCCACCCCTGGTATAATTTTACTATCTGTGAGACATTTATGGACTGCTCTGCTTGCCTGATATATGCGTCAGCCTGATTGACATACTGCGCAGCAGCATTGAGTTCCTGCTCGGCATAATCGACATAATCATGTGATGTCTTGGCAGATTCAAGGTATGACCGAGCCTTTTCAATACGCTCTTTCGCCGCTTCTACCTGTGTCTTGCCGTAATCGGCATATGTCACAGCAACATTCCCCGCCGGATTAGCGGTCTGGATTAAAGCTCGCCCTGATGTCAGGTCTGTATCTATCTGATCAAGGACTGTCTCAACATCTGTAAGTGTACTGGCAAAAGACGTAAGATTCGCCTCTATATCAACCCGCACGGCAGCTAAATCAGCGATAGCCTGTGTCAACCTCGCGGAGACATAACCAGTAGATGTCGAGGCAGTTGAAAGTAACGTTGTTACGCCGGTCATTTTGGTTAAGATATAATAATGCGAGTATTCCTGCGCAGCCTTTGACACAACGCCCTTTACAAAGGCAGTGATGGCCTTAGCAGGCAGATTGCAGGTAGTACCGTCAATGGTAAATGTCCCCCTGTACTCAACTCGCGCAAGACTGTACTGGTCACGATACTTTGTGACATTCACGGTATCAGCCCCCGTACTCTCTTCATATGGCTCTTTCAGTACGAGTGCCGTGTCGCTGGTAATATGTGCAATCTCATAGAAGCGGCTGCCGGATGAAAGCCCTATAAAATACCCTTCGGCAAGTTCTGTACTGAATGCCGTGCCGCTGCCCGTTACATCGTAGCTGTCCTCTGTGAATGTGATAGTCCCTGTCAGTGTCCCGCTTGTAATTGTCGGCACACTTTTCAGGTCAATCTTCAAATAATTATCGAACTGCTCGTAATTACGCTTATACTGGTTAATCGCATCGTAATACACGCCGATTATCCTGCGTAAATAGGTCAGTGAAGATATAGATACCTCCGTGGTATATTGCTGAATCGCCAGGACAACACGTCGTTTCAGCCCTTCAATGTCTGATAACTCACGGGAAACGATACCCATGAACTCATAAAGTGTGTCCGCTGACCACGTGGAAGCACCCGTATCATGAAGCTCATATTGTATATCGCTCAATAACGCTGCTCTTGTTGTCATTCATTAATCCTTTTTTTCTTTCACCTCTCCAGAGTGTGAACCATTCTTGTCATAACACACGTGCATATACTTTCCACCCTTAAGCTGAATAGTGCGAACCTTGCCGCCATTTTTTACACATTCAGTAAAGTCCTGTGGCATCTTATTCTTCCTTGTACGTGAATACAAAGTAGCCGTTGGTAGTGATATCGGCACTTGTCCGTATGCTCACTACTTCATTAACTGCGCCTAACGGCCCCTTGCCTTCAGGCCATATATGTGATTCATAAGGCCGTGTGTCGGTATCAAGATTGGCAAGAAATATAGCCTTGGCCGCTGTGGTTGTGATGTTTGCGCCTGTGTGGAAATACACTTCAAAGTTCGCTGCGGTCGCGCTGCCAGATACAGCTTGTACCGAGATCATCCTTATACGCTTGCCTGTAGTTGGCGTGATAGCAGTAGCCTTTGTGGTTGAAGTTCCGCTTGTGGCTACATAAAGTGTTTTCACTTCACTACCAATAGGATCGCCAATTGTAGGCCGGAGCCACACATTCACACCGTTAAGTTTCAGGTCTGCAAGATACGCATGATCGAATGTTCCTGATGCCTCCCAACCATATTCCATCGTGATACGGTAGATAGTCCATGTCTTGAATAGCACATCAGCCTGGAACTGTGCCAGCGTGTATTGTGTACCAGCAGTTAAAGACGTGCCGGTAGTGCCCTCACCATAGAAAAAGAACTGAGAGGTCGAAGTGCTGAGTTCGTGCGCTTGCCACCCTGCTGCATAATCAACCTTACTGCCAAGTTGGGTAATCTCCGCACGTTTGTCATAATCGTTGGGGTCGTGTACCCAAAGAACGATATTAACACCCATTGTCTGAGTGCCGGTCATGTAATATGACCATTGTGTAGGCTTGGTGAAGTCCGTCAGGAACATTTCATAAACGGGAATAACCACCCTTGCCCAATCATCGTTTGTCTGTGAACCGCCGTATAAATCTGCAAGCCAGCCTGTAGGGCTTTTCTGGTCAAGTGGGGAAACTACACCGCGCACCCATGAGGCACTCCCATTATTCGCCCACTGTAAAGAGGGCTCCGCAAACGTCCTTTCAACTGACTTAAAAACTGGAACGCCCATTTTATCTTCTCCTTAATTTACTTTTGGTTTTGTTCTTTTCTTTTTTCTCCGTGGTTTAGGTTTTTCCTTTTCCTCGGAAGTTGGTATCTCTGCTATGGAATCATCAGAATAGGCTTCCTCTTCACCAGAATCGCCCTCAGTGGCCTCCTGACCTACTTCCGGTATCTCTGTGCTTATTTCATCTTCTTTCACCAAATTTGGCGATTCTACGGCTTCTACAGGTTTGAAGTTCTTGACGTTCTTTTCAAGGTCAATGCTGTCTGGAATGTCCTGTATTGTGCCGCCTTCCCATAGCCGATCTGCTACGAAGCAGGTTCTTAGTACATACGCTCTCATAAAACCTCCGCTTGAGCTTCTTCCGGTAATTTATGTGGCTTCCTGCCGGGACATTCTTCATGCCGCCACATCCTGTTCTGGTGATCCTGTACTTTGCCCTGATAGTACGGAACAGGGTCTTTGGCAATTACCTTACCGCAGAGTTCGCACTTGTCTTTTTGTGGCATAACTAACCTCTCAACTTATTTATTAAGTGGGGCGGGGGTATTTCACCCCCCCCACCCTATTCCTACTGTTTGTTTTTCGTAGTTCAATCCTTTAGCTAAAGCCGCTTGTGAACGCTGACTTCTCGCGCCAGGTTTTTCACTATTAAGCACATTGAGTATCTTGTCCCTGCCGTTTGTTTTTATTTTGACGGGCGTGAGTGAGAATACCCTTGTAAGCGGTAGTCCGCATTCGCAATATTGCTGTATATTGCGCTCTTCAACTGGTATTCTTTTTTCAACCTCACCGCATGTTGGACAATTAAAACTGTACAAAGGCATTAATCCCCCTTATGCGTTAGACGGATACTCTATGTCGTTACCCACGTAGTTCAGGCACCAATCATTACTGTCGTCACCATTGGCATCCCAATACGGATCGTTAGTAGTATCGGCAATACCGTGCATAGCATGGTTGCCATCAACAAAGTTGTCGCTTGAACCCGAGGAAGCATAGATGGCAGCACCATCTATGTCTGAATACAATTTGAACTTGTTGTCAAGAATTGACACATTACCGCATTGAGTACCGAGCTTAATGGCATAAGATGAACTCCCAAAGAAAAGGTTGTTTCTTATGACACTGAATGATGCGTTGTACAGCGAGATTGCGTCCGTGTTGTTAGCGGCATTCGGTGCTCCGAAAGTGCAGCCCTCTACCAGTAAGTAAGGCCAATCAGCCGCGGCACCCGTGTAGATACAGTAGAGTGAGGATGTCTGCAAGCCAAGCCAACAGTTCCTTATGGTAATACCGTATCGTGCGGTAGAACTGGCTGCATTGCCAATAACACTTGATGTAGATGAACCTGTATAGCATTGGAGATAAAGATTTTCAATCGCTACATGGTTGGCAGAGATAGAGATACAATCTTCATTGACCGCATCTGCGCCGAACCCTGAGTCAGAAATCAAACCACGACTATACAATCCTGTGAGTAATACACCTGCCTTGTCTACAACGAGTGGGAAAGTTTCACCCGACGTTGCCGTGCTAGGTGACTCCTGCATGACTACAACTGCGTCATATCTGCTTGCTACACACTTACTTATGGCATATGTCATAGTCAAAAGTGGGTCATTTGGATTCTGCCCGCCGTTGTTGTCCGAGCCATCGTTGGAAACGTAATAAGTGAGTCCTGCTCCGAGCGAATAGTCACAAAAGCCTATTTTGGTTGCGCCCGCAGCATCAAGCGTCCCCCTGAATTTGTTATTCCCTCTGAATACTACCATTGCTATTTAACCTCCCTAGTTAATCGGTAGGGGGCTCTCGCCCCCTCCGTTAGCAATCTTTTTTCTTTTACGGATTCAGTTGAGGTTGATTGGATATCCATGCACTCACCGTGCCTGCGGTCGTGGTAGCACCGGAAATGGTGTACCTCGCACCAAGATATTGCTTAGAGCAAATACCGGCAGGTACGGGCAGTGAGAACTGGTAACCAGCAACCAGTGTGGCTACGCCTATTGCTTTCGTGTTTACGAGAACAGTGGAACTATCATCAAGAGTAGTATCCTCTTCCTCAATTACGTAAAAGGCAACGGACGCGCCGGCGCCGACAAACGCCTCATCAACCGCAAAGTTCACGTACAGGGGGTTCCCTTTGCCGGGGCCGGCATTATCATCACCCATGTTGTACGTGTAGGTTGAGTAGTAATTCCCGGTTGTCTGGCTCAGGTCTTGAGAATCACTGAGCAAGCATTCGTTATCTATCATTTTTCATTCCCTCCTTTTAACTCACCGCACTCTCGGTACTTACTATGTTGTCGCAGACATGAATGGGGATAGTGTAGAAAGACACCTGCGGTTTGCCAGCCGGATAGTCAATGGTGAGATTGACATTGGATTTATTGGAAGCCTGTTTAGCGAGGTATTTCGCCACGGTCTTATTACAGTACCAGTAGGTCTTTGCAAAACCGGCGTTCTCCATTGCTACCCTTTCTGAAGGCAGGGAGAAGTAAGCATCAACCATTTTGTCCATCAGGTCTGCGCCAGCGGCGGCATCAGCAGTAAGATCGGAAACATCAATGTTGCAGATACGAATTACATGCCTGTAATCCATAAGAGCAAGACCGAGTTTCCACTGGAACCATGTCACCCATGCGCGATAAGTATTGCCGGAACCATCCAGCACCAGTTGTTTACCCATGTCCTCTGCGGTCAAGCCTGCCTGACTACCCTTCGGGTAAATCAGAGTACAGGTCTGCGGACTCCATGTGATCAACCAGATTGAGGTATTGTCCGAACCGGAACCGCTGGCGTTGATGATCTGGCTTGAATAATCGCCAGTGGTAGAGTTGTAGCGCGTTGAAAAGCCCTGAATCTGCTCGGGGTCAGTCCCCTGATTGCCGTAGAATAGCGCTGTAGCGGCTGCGCTATTAAGGCCGGACACAAAGGCCATATCCTCTGAAGCCCTGTAAGCCTTTTCGTTGCCGTTAAGTGAAGCAAGGTCTACATCCACCCGGCTGTAAGACTCCAGCATCCCGCAAGCATCGTCAACCTGTTTGGTGGTTGATTTCTCAGCGGAGATACCAGCGTTGAGTAACCGCCATGAACCGCTCGGCTGTGACAACCGTTGTGTAGAACGGTGTCCGGTAGGAAGATTACCTTCCATTACGTTAGCATCTTGCAAGATCGGATTTGAGGCAGAAAGCACCTCAATCACTTTGGCTATGCCCCCACCGGGATCCTGCCGTTTTACCCAATCTACAAGCGTGCTATAAGTTGCGCCTATAGCTGTCGCCATATTGTTTTCCTCCTAAATTTTCTACTTCATGGTGGGATACATTTCGTCCCATATTTGTTCCTCTGACTTCTCTGACCCTCCTGCCTGATTTGTTCCACCAGGTTTCGGGTTATTTTCTACTGGCGTTTCAGGCTTTGTTTCCTCAGCCTTTGCTTCAGGTTGTTTGTAGCCGGTAGAGTCCAGATGATCGAACAAGTACGCCTTCATGTCTTTCAGGTTTCCTTGAGCTACGAGCGTATCTGCGGACAGCCCTGAATTGGGATATTTGGCAAGCAAGTCCTTCGCATCAAGTTGTAGTATCCGTTGGTTCTGCTCTTCATATTGCTTGTCCTTTGCTCCATAATCACGAATGAGTTCTGCCTTTTTACGTGCATACTCAATGTGAGACTGACCCCATTTCTTGTGAGCCTCTTTAGCATCTTCCGGCAAGCCTTCTTCTATTTGTCCGTTCAGTTCAGCAACCGTTGATTTCAGCGCTTCGTTGTCAGCCTGTGATTCGGATAATTGAACCTCCAGAGCGGTTTTATCGGTCTGTAGGTCTTTTATCTGCTCACGGAGTGGCTTGAGTTCGTTGCGCTGAATCTCACGCTGCTGGTCTGCCAGCTTTGCCTTCATTTCTGCTTCCGTGTACCGCTTTTCGCTTGACGGAGTTTCGTTACCATCAGCCGGAGTACTGTCAGGGGTGTTTCCCTGTTTTTCTTCCGTTCCTTTGTTGGCTTTTTCCATCACGGTAGTAACCATAGCGTATTTGTATCCCCCCTTGTATACTTAATCAAGTTAACATTAAGTACATGTTAAGAAGGCTTGTTTTCCATTGTCAACCAATTTTGTCACACAATTTATAAAAACATATTGACATTACCTTAAGGTGTGTTATAATTTACCTAAAGGTTGTAAAGGAGCAGAGATGAGAATAGTAGACCTTGAGAAGATCAAGAATCCATACAATGGGCCTGAGCACACTGTGTTTCGTTATGACACCTTCGAGGTACACAGGAAATATTTTAAGGATAACTCCACCGAACTCACCACAGACCTGACACCAGAGCAGGTGAAGTACCTGGTGGGGAATCTGGATGAGTTTGTATATCTATACGACAATTACAGAGAGTCGAGAACAGTGGGTGATAAGCATATGCATTTTAAATCCCCAACCGAATACCTGAAGGAGATGGAGATATGAGTAAATACAAAGCAGAGTACGAAGGTAAGCAAGAAGCCCCACAATCACCCCTTGAAAGTCTCCAGAAAGTTGCCCCAAACATGGCAGGGAAAATCATAATAGCGAATCCACAAAAGGAGATGTTATGAACGAGCTAGAGGAACTAAGCGCGGACATTGCTACTACTGAATATCAAAATATGGATAATACAATAGAACGTGTAGCCAAACACCTACACTCTCTCGGCTACCGCAAGCTGCCGGAGAAGTTTAGACTGTACTGTGAAGATGATGAGAACTTATTGGGCGATGCAGTTTATGATCTATCACATACTGAAACAAAGGATGAAATTATTAAAGTACTCAAGATAGAACTAAAAGCCCAAGCCGAGGACTGTATGAAGCAAGCGAGGGGTGAGAGATGAAGTATTTAAGTTACCATTTTGTTGAGACCACCAATATGGTGGCACAATATGACACACAGGAGGCACAGCATGACGCTTGAAGAGAAGATAGCAGAGTTTATTAGAGAGAAAACTGATTACTATATAATGACAGATGAAGCCCCAATTATAACAAAGGGGATCCTTGCCCTCATCCGCGCCTACTACGCAGGGCAGAAGCGGGAGCTTATAAGTAGAGATTTAAAAACAGGACAGATAGAGAGGGTGTGATGAAAGAACAAACAAGGGAATTAATTGAATACCAACTCCCCATAATTAAAAACAAGCTGAGGCGGTGTTATTTATGTGGTGATGAAGTAGATATGAATGATACTGATATGATGCTTGTAGCGGCACATCAGATTGGTGGCTTAGAAGGGAGTCTTCATACTGTTACGGTTTTTCTAAAGCAGAATTGTAAACGTTGTGGACATGAATGGACACCGAGGTTTCCGCAACCACCGAAGGTGTGCCCTAAGTGTAAAAGTAAACTGTGGAATAAGGAGAGGTAATGAAAACCGCAAAGCAGATTAACGATCAAATGACAGGGGAGATTACAGTCATTACATCTTTCGAGGAATATAAGCGTAAGTATCTGCCGCAACATGCGATGGATGATGAGTTGATACTGAAGTTTCTGAATGTCCCGTTTAACGCGGAGCAACGCAATCGCATCATCGAAGATGCTAAGTTATTTTATGGGGTGAAAGAATGAATCCTATGTCGTTAAAGGAATGGGTTGAAAAACAAGGGAATATTGACGGAATTATTGATTATATGGTAACAGAAAGTAAAGTGTGGCGAGGCGTGTTTCGCAAGGATAGCCCTAATCCCTTTTTCCCGATTCCCACTGATGAATGGTGGGATTGGTTTTACAAATATCCTAGATTGTCGTTTGCGCCTAGGGATTGGAATAAATGGAGATACCGCTTGTTGGTGTTATTAAGTGGCCGTGAAGGTGGGATTAAGAAGTTGTCAGAATGTATAAAAGATTCCCTAATACCATTAAGTAAATACCAATATACACACCGGAAATTATGTAAGGAATTTTATGATGGCGAGCCAATAGATAAGAAGGGATGACTAGAAAATGATTTTGATTTTTGATGAATGTGGCAATAGTCCGTTTTCAAGACGTACTCACAGACGAATAAAACATTGTCTAAGACAACTTCAAAAAGAAGGAGCAAGGGTCATACCGCCAGTTGAAAAAGCATCATTACTTGAAGCCGCTATGGAATATATAGATAGAGCAATGGGGACCATAAGTAGATGGAGAAGGTAATTAAAATAGTAATAAACATAGTGATCGGGTTGTTTGCTTTAATGGTTATACTAGCGATCCTATACTTCTCGTTCCGGTATTTCGATTATATCTGCGACTTTATACAGGCGGTTATTTAACCCTGTACTTCTTCGTAAAATAATCAATTAACTTGCGTCTTATAGCATCTATCGCATCTTTCTTTTTATCATCAGACAGTTTTTGATAAGCCTTTGACTCCACCAATTTTGTAGCGTTTGTGGCATACTCACTCGCAAATTCATTCAACATTTGCTGATATTCTTCCTGTGGTAGAGCTTGCTGTAATTCCTTGATACGGCTTGAGGCGTATTCTATATTAGAAACCGTAGGTGCTAATCCTGCCTCATCCAGTCGTTTGATTTCATCTATCAGCACATTTTCTTTCGCAGTCGTTAGCCTTGAACCAAACAGGACAACGGATACCAGTCCCTCGGTTGTCATTGGCTCTCCTGTGGTTACGTCATATTTAACCGGCAAAGTCTCACGTAAAACAGGAATACCGCCGATAACCCTGTCTAATAGTTTCTTATTTACATCACGCTCGTAAACATCTGTGCCTTTGGCTATATCATAGACAATTCCAGGTATAATACGTGAACGCACAAAATCTATACCAGATGAGGCTAACCGCTTACCAGTTTCGTCAAGATCGCCTTGTTTCAACCCGTTCAGGACAGAATCAAAGAAATCATAAAACTCCCTGAAACCAGGTACTCTTGCAGCCTGTAATCCTGCCCCCCTGAAATAATGACCGACCTTTTCAGGCAAGGTATCGCCATACTTTCGTGCGTACATTGCACCTGCAAAAGCAGATGCTAACGGCCCAAAATAGTCAAGGTTGATATATTTGTTGCCAATCTTTATTGCGTTAAACGTACCGCCCTTTAACTTTGTCAAATCACGTTCTTTTTGAGACAGAACATCATATTCAGTAATAAAATCATCGGGCTTGATAATAAAAGCCAATATAGTTGCTAAGGTCATGCCCAAGCCAGCACGTACCGCTACTCTAGACATGTTTTTCATCGGCTCAGGGTTGCCCTGTTTAAGCTGGTAGATGGCTTCAGTCAACTTGAATGGCATACTTATACCGCTGGCATCTAACGAGATAGCGATAACGTTAGCTGGTGTTTTGATAAACGGAATCATTAAATCGCCAACACGCGCGTCGCCGGTCATATTGTTCAACGCCTCTCTTACACTCAAAGAAAACTGTGCGATTTTGCCTTTCTGTGTCCATGTGGCAACCTGAGCGTCAGCTATGGCTAATTCTCTTATAATCTGCCCCTCGGTTGTTTGGGGGTCTATACTTGTAGCATCGCGAAATAACTCTGTGCGCCTCTTGTTTAACGCATCGCCTTTCAACCCTTCGCCTCTGGCTATCTTGTGGCTTTGCATAAAAGCGGAATCAGCATGTGCCCACTGAGCGTACGCTGCGTCCGGTGCGCCCATAAGCTGCTTAAATACTATATCCTCGTAGAAACCGCCTACAGCCCCTACGGGACCACCCACACCAGCGGCAGAAGTGATTTCCTCACCCAATCTCGTCTGTGCGCCCCAATCTTTGCTCAAACGGCTAATATCATATCCCGATACTTGGTACACTTCCCATGCATAACTCATGTAGTCTTTGAATTCTTTGGTATCAATTCCAGTGAATGCACCACTAGATAGCCGCCTTTCAATGGCCTGTGAAACTCCCTGTACGGTATTCGATGTTACGTTCAGTAACGGTGATTTGACCGAGAATAGCATCGTGCCACGCCCGATTATGGAAGTAGCTACCCTCAACTTTGAGGAAGGAGCTATAGAATTAATATACTGGTCAACATCGTGCCTCGCCCTCCAGTAATCCATTGGTAAACGTCCGTCCTCTAATTTATACAATTCCTCTAGCCTTTTGGATTTTTCAGCTATAGTCTTGGCCTCTTCCGGTGTAATCCTGATACCCAGCTGTTCGGCTACCAAGTCCGACATGAATCCATCGGCGGTATCAGGATCAAAAACACCCATCTCGTCAAGTTTGTCTATTTTGCCCAAGACCCTTTGATAGCTGTCGGTTTTCTTTAATTTCGCAGAGAACACAGATTCAGCCCACGACTTCAGCGCGTCCCTCTGGTTGGATACCATTGCCTTCTCGAACGCGCCGTTAACATGTGTAGCAAGTTCCTCAGACATATATCCGGCAAATACGGCATGCCTATCCGCAGGCGACATTTTATAAAGCCCTTCAATTGAAATAGTCCCATTCTTGAAAGCTAATTTCAATTGGTCTGCTACTTGTTTAACTATACATAATTTAGGCATGTTTTCCCCTAACAGGTTAATTCATCTATCAACTTCTGCGCTGCCTGCATGTCAATCATCTTCATCTTTGAAACATCTTTTATCTTCTTCACGCCGTTCTCAATCTTCTTCGAAACCTTCCCGCCTATAGAAGCTTTCTGCATACGGTACTGGACTAACTGCTTCATGAAATAAAGCGGTGAGTTGTCATTTATATTCCGCAGGATAACTGTTTCCTGCCCGTACCTAGTAGCCTGCATGGTTAACTTATAAGCGGTATCACTGTAAGCTTCGCTATCACCAGTTTGCAGTTTTTTATCGAAATAAGCCATTGAAATAGACTGTTTTAACATACCAGCCGGAGGAGACTTTATACCGTTTATAATATTCAGCGCTTCCGCTTCATTTGCATTAACAAATTCAATTGCTCTGTTAATTTCTTCACGCTGGTTCATTTGCTGGTACACAGGGTTGTCACCAATTATACCGTCTAAGCCCTCATTAATCCTCTTAAATGCGGCGCTTTCACGTTCCTCGCCTTTGCCTATGGGTTGTGTTTCGGCCTTCGGTTTAGGTGCTGTTTCAGTAGTAGCCACTTCTGGTGCAGGTTGTTCTATTTCCGTTGTAGCCTGCTGCGCCTCTTCAGGCGGTGTTTGCGCCTCGGTAGGTGGTGATGGTTCACTGACCTGTTGCGTTTCAACAGGTGAGACTACCCCACTCTCAGGCTGTGTCTCCTCTGTAGGTTGCGTTTCTTGCATCTGTGCCAAACGCTCCTGTGACCTCTGTATCTCATCAGAAATAACTTCTTGCTTAACTTCGTTCACGGCAGCTTCTACAGTAGCTGCCAGTTCGGGATTTTCGGCAATAACCTTATCAAGTACCTGTTTCTTTGCCTGCGCTACACCGGAGATAGTGTCCTTTAAAGCTGGCTGTCCTTTAGCCCATGCGTCAAACTCAAGATACCCTCCTTCGGGGTTCTCTTCCATGAATTGCTGCCACGCATCCTGTTGTTCCTGTGACCAACTTTCCTGTGAAGCTATGGCATCCGCGATCTCTGATTCAGCGTCTATCCTTATATCTACAGGTAGGTTCTCAATCGTCCTGTTCTGGATATTGGCATAGACATCGCCCACGCCGCCATATACCATGCCCATTAAACCGCCGAGAATACCAGCCTGAACAAGTTCCTCATTCTGAACCGGCTCACCAAGTGCTAGAGATTGCAGGTAAGACTGCAATGCCTCTTCTCCGCCCTCTGTAAGCCCATTAAATACTACTTTGCCGCCTGTCATAACTACATTTGCAAGCTTACTATTGTTTAAAGCTTTTTTTAATGGTGCAGGCATAGGCAAAAAGGCAATTCCCCACTGTACGGCATCCATTCCCGCCAAACTCATGTTACGCCAGAATACCTGGTCAAATACCTGATTAGCCTGTTCCTGTGAATATCCTTTTGTTACGGCCCTATTATAGGTATCACCTGCCTCTTGTAAGGACTCTATAGGTCTACTTAAAGCTGTAGCCCCTATCGCTTCCAGAACGGCAGTACCATATGTGCCTATTGCGCCTGTAATACCACCGGCCGCGGCAAGACCTGATACACCCGCCGCGCTTGCAACAGCCGTACCTCCGGCGGCTCCCAACAAGGCAAGAGGGAGCATGCTGACTATCATGGGTATCTGCTGAATGCCCATATATGCATAGTTCATAAATACATTATCCGTTTCTGGCATAGCGAGAGCTTGTAGCTTACTGCCCTGTGTAAACATGTTTTGGCTTATACCATCCCAACCTGCGCGGCCCGCGATCCCCGCTGCTGCTGTTTCCAGATTACCAAATCCCGAATACAGCGAACGTAAATAACCGCTTTTGATTGTAGGTCTAAATATCTCACCATTCTGTTGAGCAGTAAATGATGGTGTAATACCACGTTCGCTCGCGTTTAACCCAACAGTTATACCGCCTGTAGAGCGGAAAAACGGCGGCAACAGTTCATTCAGCCTGCGCTCATTTTCATCAGAATACGGCTGATTGACAATATCCCTTATTTCCTCTGCCTCACGTAATCCCTGTTCGGCTATCTGCTGAGGTGTGCGAAAACGCTCAAACACCCTGTTAACAGCTTCCTCTTCGACATCAGGAAATACTTCGTTAAATACTATCCTTGTCTCAGGAGTATCACCATACTTAGCAAGGTCTGACATAAAAGAATCTTCGTTATTCTGCGCCCACTGTACGTATTCTTGGACAGAATCACCCAACTGTGTTCTATACTCATCAGTGAGTTCAGGAGAGGCATTAATATCCGAACGGGTGAGTGTTTTTCCTTGTGTATTGGTAAAACTGCCATTATTGTATGACCAGTCCTGCATTTTTAGCATGATATTAGACATAGACGCTTCATATGGCGATTCTAAACGCTGTCTAACCATTCCCTGTTCATCGATTTCCGCAACTATTCCTACAGGGAATTGAGTATTAAGTTCATTTATATAACGCTCAGTCGCAGCCTGTGACATATCAGTAAGGCTTTTCATATCAGGTGTGCGCCCTTGTCTGCGCTTAATTCTTGCTGCTATCGCCGCTGGTTCACCAGTAAGTCCTGAAGGTATAGTATCGCCCTCCATCCATAACTGGTCAGCAAGCAATGTTTCCAGCCTTGCGACATCAGCCTCGTAATTTGTGGCTATACTCTGTAATGTCTGATAATATTCATATTCCTGTCTGGCGGGTGTATCAAAACTTTTACGTGTATCTATATAGTCCCTTAACTGTTCAGGATTAAGCTGATTCACGCTCATCGCCCCCACAGACTCATCATACACAGATGTGGGAAGGTATTTCTGGTTATTCTGTGCGTAAATAAGTAAATCTGAAAACTGCTGTGGGTTATCAGCTTTTACAATTGTATTATCGTCCAGCCATATAGCCAATGGTACATTATGGTTAAAATACTTATCCGGCAGAATAGTAGGGCGAATACCACCCTCTTCGGGTAGTGCCCCGTAAATAGTTCCATACATATTCTGCTGTTCAAGACCGAGTGATTTATATACATCTTGCGCTGTGCGGTTAAGATACTGATTCCCAAATTTCTGTGGAATAGCAGGGGTATCGTACTGCCCTGCCTGTATTTCTTCAGGCTTATACCACACAGGAGAACCTTGTGGTAATGGAGATGGAGGAATAGTAACAGGGGCTTGCGGCTCTCTAGGAATAGGTTTTGATAGCCCCGTAAGGCCGATGGACGGAATATCATCAACAACGCCTTTGCGCGGCAACTCAGGCTCTTTTTCAGGCATAGTTGCGGTATCACCAGCCTGTTGTTGATCCAGCAGTTTCTTGCGCTTCTCTTCTTCTTCGCGCCTTCGCCGTTCTTCTTCTAGAAGAGTGTTATTTGTGACCATTATTTCTTTCCAAACGGATATTCCTGCGCCAATTTAGACTGCTTGCCTGCTATTGAAGCCCCTATATTTTCCATAGTAGGCGCAATAGGCTCCTCCTGTGTCTTTGTAGGTCGTGGTGTAAAATTAGGCGGTTGTTGGGCATACATGAATTCTAACAAACGCCTGAGTTTCGGGCTTGACTTGGAAGAGAACCCTGTTTTTTCAAGCACATGATCGATGAGTCCATCCTGTGTCATATCCATAAGACTATCCTTCCGTGCCTCTCATGGCATCCGTCATTTGCTGTTGGCCTGTTACACGTGATTGCTGCTTAGATTGTACTTCAGGGCTCGACCTGCCGCGTATCATCGTCTGGTCTTTCGGCAAAGAAGCTGTCCCTGCCGGTTGTTCTACCTGCGCGGGTTGAGAAAGAAAATCATCGAGAGCTTTCACGCCAAGTGCAAACTTCATCTGGTTAATACGCTCCTCTTTTGCCTTATCTCCTCCAGCCCATCCCAATGTCGCATCAGCCAATTCCAATATCGGTAGCACAGAATATAACCGTTGCTGCTTCCCCTCGCGCAGCAATCCCTCCGGGTCATCAACTCTTAGAATGTTTCGTAATAGATACGAGTCCGGCAGTCCTTCCCTTCTCAAGTTCGCAAATAACTGTGAGTTGGCTATATTTTCCTGTGGTGTAACCGAATCGAAGTGGAAATGCACCTGAAACCGCTCTTCAAACATCTTTTTGTCAATTGTTATAGCTTCATCATCCGTCAGGGACGATTTATAGAACTTTTCCTCTCTGATTTGGCGCGTCAGCATCATATAGTCCTTTTGGTAATGCTTTGCCTTACACTTCCTGCGCGGATCGAACACCTTATCCCTGTCGCTCTTCAGGTCTGAGAGAAGAAGTGCTGAAGCCCTCGCGTCTATCTGGCCGAAGTTAACACTGGACATTGTAGCGCGTTCAAAACGCTCAAACAGGACTTTTAAAAGCTCCATAGTTGCCGGGGAAACGTCACGCTGCCTTAATTCTGTCAATGTCTCGTTAGGCCTAAGCCCTATAACAATACCCCATCCAAACGGCCTTTGCTTAAATTGCTCTCTCAGGCCTGTGTAAACGAGCGGTGTCATATACTGCTGCTTGTTAATAGAAGCCCATATTGAGGCAAACTCATTCATGTCTTTGATGGTATGTCGCACAGGAGCGAATATACTTTCCCCCCTTGCTGCAAGCGCTTTATCGACTGTGCCTCCCTGCTTATAAATCAACATCGGGTGAGACGGTACAGGTGTTACATTGGCAGGCACAAAGCCCATATTATGGCGCACTGATTGTTTATCATCTCTGTCATATAATTCAGTTCTTTCCTTGAGTTCTGTTCCAGTAGTATTAAAAGAGAGTTTATTTATTTTATACGTATATGCGTCCCATTCGTGCTCAATGGCAATATCACTCTTTTGTGCCGATGCTATCTGCGAACCCCACCTGTCACGAGCCACAGGAGCGCTTACAAGCGTTCGGTATGCAAACCGCTTCAATCCCCTGCTTCCATATTCCCATTCAGCCCATCGCGGGTCTATTGGTATTTTAACAGGTAAAAATTTCTCCTTATCAACCGGGTCTTGCATCATCAGGACTATACTACAGGAATATCCCCTGTACCCGATAAACCAGTTCTGGCAAAAGTCATATGTTTCTGTTCCCTGCTGGCAATCTTCCAGGTAAATATCGTTATTATATCCCCACATATTAAACGCAGATTCAAGTTCACTTTGAATAGTAGGGTCGATTTTTTTCTTGGAGTCTTTACTGCCTAAATTGGGTATTTCGATTGTCATCTTGTCATTACCCATAATGGCGAGATACGCAGTCGAAAATATCATCGGGTCGGGTAAGGTGATAGAGGTTGAGTTAGGCAATGCCTTGCCATCCTGATCGCTCAATGTAAATGCTTCAAGTTGAGCTAAGGCATAGTCCTCATCTTGCCGGTTGTGTAATAGCTGAAAATTGCTCCAATTATCCATATATCACCTACCAAGAATTCCATACTTCTATTTTGCCCAATTCTTTTGCTCCTAACGGCTCCAGTTCGCTCAAAAGGTACCTCATGGCATCGAGCCTATGATATCTATCCTTGTTTGCTATTTTATTTGGGATACTGTTATAATCCTCGTCAACCATCCATGAATAATCCTGCAATTCATTGACCAGCCCTGTGCATTCATCAAATATGCGTATCTTATTTGTCTTGAAAAAGGCATAAGCACGGTTTATACCAAGCGTAACGTCTTTAACGTAGGGTTTCTGTATAGGCCAACCCTGCATACCAAATGCTTCACGCCAGCCCTCCTCTGTGCTTGAACCACCTACACGTATGATAATTGGCTCATCTCCTGAAACACGCTTGAAATTCTCAACGTGTTCGTCAACATGGCATCCACCCGCAAGGTACTCACGATAGATAAACACTGTACCTGATGAATAGTCCTGCGCAGCCCAAAGAGCGGCAGTATTCTGTTGCCCGAAGTCAATGCCAAAATAACGAGGCCATTCTTTTGGTAAATCGATAGGTTTAATAACCTGAATATCAGGGTCAAAAGTGTCGTAAATCAATCCAGCGGGGCTTGTATACCTACCACGATACTGCATATCGAACTGGAACCGGGGCATACTTTCTTTTGCCTCATAGTATTCTTTTTTAGGAAAAGCGGGGTTTTCAATCGAATCAAACTGAACGACATCATAATTGGCATCACCTTGCAGCCATTTGTCATAAACCTCTTTTTTGAGCCATCCAAGCTGATAAAGGGTTGTGAGAAACAAGCATCTCCCGCCACCTTTTTTTGTAGCAAGTGAAAGCCTGCGCCTTATAGCCCTCCATGTTCCCTGCCTGAATTGTTCTTGCCCTACCTCATCAAGTATAGCGGCCTTCGCCGTAGCGGACTCAATAGATTCAGGGTTCGTAGCAGATGCAAAAATAAGCCTCGTGTTAGTATCGTAGAACTGAAACATATTCTTACCTGAATTATACTTGCCAAGTTTTAAAAGACCCTCAAAAAAATTGAGCATTTCGGGAAGTAATTTGAGTTCCAGGAGCGGATATGTCGCCGTAGCGACAATATAATCATTATACTGGTCTTTCGGATCATATGTGCGGTTTATCTCACGATATAGCCAGTCCGGTGCGAAACAGGTCTTACCTCCCTGTGTGCCAGCTAAAACAGCGATAAATCTCGCCTTGCTGTCCCATGCCCTTTGCTGCCCTGAATGAAAATTGACTTTCATTTTCCCGTTTTCAATCTCACGGTAAGGCGGAACATATTGCTCTATATCTTCTTCTGGAAGCAGAACATCTACTGGCATTGATACTCAACCTCACTGATACAATGTTCCGGTAATTCAGGTTGTTTCTGTGCCTTAGTCTCAATGGTAATTTCCTCTGTGGTTTTTTCTGTTCCCTCAATGCGATTATATTCAATAACCTTAATTTGCGTGGTTCTCGTCTCCTGCTGCGGTTTATCGCCGTAAACATCCCTCTTCAGACCTTTGAGCATAAACGTACCTGCTGATACATTAGGCATATTAACAGGTGTGTCTTTTCCTGTGGCAATCGTGCCATCGGCAACGTCAGCCATGAAATCTTCGATATTGTCCGACTTCTTTGCCATCTTGATAGTCTTCAAGACAGCAAATCTTTCTTTCCATTCGGGGCTGGACTTGGCAGGATCGCAAATCCAACCATATGCGGTGTTCTCCGATATTCCTAATTCGGCGCAGACATCGGCAACTTTGCCGCCGAATTCAAGGTATATCTCTAAAAATTTCTCACGAAGTAAATCCCAATTTGCAATCTGTGTTGCTTTTCCTTTTTTACAGGCTTCAATAACCGCCTTCGTTACTTTTTTCCTGTGACCTTTATCAGGTCTCGTCTTTACAGCCTTCCTTCTTTCCGTTTTTATGTTTCCCATTAGCCCTGTAGACCGTCCTTACACTTACTCCGTATTTGATAGCTACTATTTCCTTATCCATGCCCGATTCGACATCAGCCCTTATTTTAAATCGCCTTATGTCCAATTTACTGTTAACCCTCGGACATAATCTACTGTCTATAGGGCATGTCAGGCAATTATCACTCCATTCTTCGCAACCATCAATCTCATACCTTGCTATCTGTCCCATTTTTTAGCCTCAAATATCGTTTTGTCAACTTATTTTGTCGCAGGAGTTTCCGTCAAACTGATAGTCTCACCGTCAGGAAACGGCTCAAAGTCCCTGTCGCCACCATCCAACGCCTTAAAAATAGCATCAGAAAGTTCCTTGTTAGGCTGTATGGTAGTGAAAATAATCTCCGGATCTTCAACCGAATAACAGGCATCTTCTATCAAAAGTAACCCTTGCCCGCATTGAAACGTAAATCCTGTTTTAAGGTCTATAAACCGTGTAAAATCACCCTCTTTGAATGTTATAAACATTTACTCCTCCTTCACTATATCGAACCCTAATTGCTTACAGACCTGATTAAGCCCCTTTGCCACCTGCTCCACCTGGCACTCCTTCAACCCTGCCCCATACTCATGGCTAATCGCATGTAAAACCTCATGCCACGCAATTTCATTAATCAGGTTTATCGGCCTGTACCCGCCCTCTTTCGTCCGCGTTGCTACCTGTAGCTCACCATTCTCATTCAGATGATACCCCGCCGTTTCACCCACCCTCTCCAATACGTAACTGTCAAATAACTGCACCCGATACGTTAACCCGCCTATCTCCAACTTCTCCGGATAACTGTAATTCATAATAGTATCCCCTTTAAAATTTCTTCCACCGTGCAAGTAATACTCACCACGCCTCTGAACATAAGCATCACCTTATTGTCAGGCACCACAGAACTGGAAAACACCTGTATCTTGTGCAAAAATACCCCCCTGACGTTCCTGCCAACCTTAGACTCAATCAAACGACAATCATTATCACTGCATATCAATACTTCCCGGCCCATAACCATGATAAATTACCACCATCCGTTATTTTCGTTTTTTAACCACCTCTGGTAGAATCCCACACAAAATACCAAACAACCATGAATTTCGCAATCCTACAGCACTACAGCCCTATTCTAGAAAATATCTAACATCTTAAATCCCCCCGTATTTGTTACTAAAATTATGCTGCGACAATTCATTATATTATATTTTTTACAAAGGGGGTATACCCACCCCCACCCCCTCTACCTTCCCCCACAATTTTTTTCTTTATTTTCTCTCTATTTTTTTAAGATCATGGTATACCAGGGGTGGTAGGTATGGTATATGTGCATGGTGGTACATATAATTAATAGTCATATGCGTATACATAAGGGGCTTACGTTCAAAACACTTCGCAGAATTAATTATTGTACGAAGTGTTACGTTCATTTTATATCTGTGTTCTGTATGTAGTACATTTGTATACATTATGTTATATGCTATTATGTGCATATATGCGATTGCATTCTTCGTAATTTCTATCTCCTTAGTCTCCATACTATAGTATATATATTATCTATATTATTAATATATAATACCTCAGATTGGCTATCGTTGCTCATTATTATATATAGAGTAATAGTTATTATGTCAATACCTGGTTGCGCTTTTAACATTCCGTTCTACTTTTGTTCTATTGACAGATAGTATAGAATAGCATAGAATAGATGTAGATTAAACATGAAGGTTAGAGACATGAACGACATAGTAACCTTATCAAAAACCATTGACCTAGTTTATAGTTCCGATGACAATGGCTTCTATCTACAGGAATACAAGAACGATGGCAAGGGGACGACACGTACCAGTAAGATTTATACATCAGGATATGAAGCACGATCAGCGTATCGCGATGGTACTGTAGATTGGGGCATTTGGGAATAATGCTACATGCCGGTGACAAGTCCGGCAGAAGGAGGTGCAATCATGACAGTGGCAGAAGCAAGAGAAGGATTACAAGAACTCATGGCAAGGTATAACGAGTATCAGAAGAAATGGATTGCCTTATACGGTACAACCTATGGCTTTGACCAGTGGTTTACTCAGCAAGTATTACAGGTGCGTGTATCATGACAGTAAATACAACAACAAAAGGAACGAAATGAAAATCAAATCTAACTGTGAGCACTGCAACGGAACAGGGGAATCGGAACGCAAGATAAAACCCGGTGATATTCTGGTAGCATATGACGGTTCGGGCATGCCGAACGCTTTGCGCAGATTATTGTTCAATGGTATTGATAGCAATCCCCCATTTAAACCAGTGCGTGTTATCAAAGTGGTCGAACACCTGATTGCTGTTGTCCCTGAGTATTGGTCTGATGGGGATAAAATGCGCGATGATATTTTTTACAATGACGAGGTTAATGGAGCCACAACCTAGATATGGGAGGGTACAAAAATGCTACACATCCACGGCTTCTGGATTGATGGTAACGTGTCTGACTTGATTTTTAAATAATACTGACCGGAAGCAATAGGAAAATAAAACAGGAGGTACGAAATGACAGCAGGAATATGTAAAAGTTGCTCTCGAAAATGGTATTGGCTGCCTCGGCAGTTGACTCTGAAATTACCAGACAGGCCCGCTATTTACAAATGGGGAATTTGGCATTTCTGGTTCAGTGATAAAAATCAGGTCATTAAAACAGGAGGCGAGTAATGGTTACGAAAGGGAAGTGGGAATATAAAAAGGGCATTGTTAACTACAGAATTAAATCTGATACGGAAGAGATAGCTGAGGTATTTGGTAATCTCAATGACCATTCCAGTCAAGCATTAAAAGATGCCAACCTCATCTGCGCAGCAGTGAATGCCTGTAAGTCTATCAACCCGGAACATCCTGAACTGGTGGCGGGGAAGATTGAGGCTATGTATAACATGCTTGGTAAAGTACACAGTACAATTTATCTGACAGGTGATACTATTCTAACAGGAGAAATTGAACGATTACTCGCCAGAATAGAACGGAGGGAAGCATGATGCCACAGGATGAAAGATGCCAAGGAAGAGTATGGGATAGCGATGGATTTTATTCTCATCAATGTTCTAGGCGTGCAATCGTTGAGCGTGACGGTAAACGATACTGTAAAATCCACGATCCCGAATATAAAGCACAAAAAAACAAAGAGCGTCATGAAAAATGGGAGCGTGAATATCAGGAGCGCAAGAAAATACAACAGGAAAATGATAGGGTAGATAATATTAAGGACATCGCATACAAAGCCTGCATCTCCATAAACAAGGACAACCCCCAGGCTGTAGCTGACGGGATAGAGGGAATGTACGAGGCATTATACTTTGTGCGTGATGTACTGGACACCATGAAACTAACAAATAAAACCCGTGAAAAAATATACCGTGCACAGACTAAGATTATTACAGCACTCTCACAGGTGGAGGAGTGTCATGACTGACAAACAAATAGCCGAACTGTTTATGTTGAAGATGACACTACCACATACACACAATGAGGCGTTCTTCCTCGCTACCATCAGAGATTCATTGCATAGACCGGACACATCGGAGTTACTTGACACCCAGCCTGTGCCGTGCTGGTGCAGAGTAAGTATTAATTAGGAGGTGAAGTTATGAGAGAGATTAAGTTCAGAGCGTGGGATAAAGCCAACAAACATATGTTGCCAACTGATGATTTGAACTTTGTTATCCATCCTTATGATGGTGGTATTTATGCCGCTGGTTCGTCACCAGATATTACTGGTGAGTGGACTTGGGAGATGGATGAGAATCCTACAGATAACTATATCATCATGCAATACACCGGCCTCAAGGACAAGAACGGTAAAGAGATTTATGAAGGGGATATACTACACTTAAAGTGCACTAAACGCAATTGGCCTGATGAACCAAGTGTTTTTTACCGCAATGAATACGTTGAGTGGTTTCAGTCCTTCGGTTTTGTAGGGTGGAGACTGAGAAACAAGAGCCTACATATGGAAATTAAACCTTCTGCACTATCTAATATGGAAGCCGAAATCATCGGCAATATCTACGAGCATTCTGAGCTGCTGGAGGTGCAGCCATGAGAGAGCGACCAATAATATTTTCAACGCCGATGGTACAGGCTATATTAGCCGGGAATAAGACAGTCACCCGTCGCATCAAGTTTAACTGTGAGATAGGGGATAGGTTATGGGTAAGAGAGTCTTACTGCCCACAGATGAATATTTTTGGCATGGCTTTTGAGGACAGAACTCCTTTTTACAGAGCTGATAAATTGCCTTTACCAGTAGGTCATAAATGGAAACCCTCCATCCACATGCCACGCTGGGCCTGCCGTATCTTCCTTGAAGTGGCGAGCGTAAGGGAGGAACGGTTGCAGGAGATTACAGGCGAGGACGCAGCCAAAGAAGGGATACGTTACGTGGAAGGCAGCTATGAAATGGAATGGTTTACTCCCGCTGAGCGTGAAAGCCGCCGCCTTAAGGATTTTCGTACTCTATGGGACTCCCTCAATGCCAAACGTGGTTATCCCTGGGACAGCAACCCACTCGTAAAGCGAATCGAGTTTAAGGTGGTGCAGCTATGAAGCAAATACAAATACCGCAATGCCCTGACTGCGGGGGAGCCATGCGATTAAATGGATTGCCAAAGGGCAAGCAGAGATACGAATGCAAGTCCTGCCCACGCAACACGGTTAACCCAAACTTTAGAACCGTGACAGTTGAGAGTGATGACGAACACATCATGAGCCTACTGGAACTAAGAGAACAGCTAACGAAGGTGCATGGAGATAAGGTTATCGATTTACTACTCCAGTACATCCACGATCCTGTGGTTACGGAGATTGTAAGGAATCTTTAGACCTTATCATTTCCGTTTTTTTAGGCCGGTGCATCCAATCACACACGAAAGGAAGTACCGGCCTTGTTTTGCTCATCTCAGGGGCTTCTAGCCTATCAGAAAATCAAACCCTTTCTTAATCAACTCACTCAACGGCATAGGCTTGCCGCAATACTTACACTCAGCACCAATATAATTCTTCCAGTGTACACAAATAGCATTATGTTTGTGTGGAATAAAGCGCATGATTCTTTTAATAATATACATCACACCCTCTCTATCTGGTCTAAAGATTCTAATGCTTTTAGGCATTTCCCCAACTGTGCAATAATTTTTTTACGATGTGTTTTTGTCTCCCACCAACATTCGCTTACATTTTCAGCATTAGCTAAGTACAATAGTAATCTGCCAAATTCTCCTCTTTGTTCTAAAAGGCAATAAAGGAAATGAGACAGGTGTTCTTTCGTATATCCATAATTTTTTTCTGGCTCCCATCCCCTTTCGACCTCTTCCCATCCTTCATTAATAGCAGTTGTTATTATTGCCCATAACGGCAACCTTGTATCACGAACATTAATAGAACCGGTTACACAATTGTCATGTACCATTAAATTAGGAAATGCGTTGGTTTGAACTGCTGGTTCACGCCATATAGATATGTGTTTTTTTGTCTCTTTGCTCATTCCTAGACCCTCTCTATCTGTCCTGTTTTCAAATCTCTACTTATAAGCTCCCATCCCTGCTCTTCATAGTAGGCGCGGATGAGGGCAAGGATCCCCTTTGTTATAATTGGGGCTTCATCTGTCATTATATAGTAATCAGTTTTCTCTCTAATAAACTCTGCTATCTTCTCTTCAAGCGTCATGCTGCGCCTCCTGTGTGCCATATTGTGCCACCATATTGGTGGTCTCAACAAAATGGCAACTTAAATACTTCACCTCTCACCCCTCGCTTGCTTCAAATGAGCGTCCAGCCATGCGACAAACATCCGCTTCATTTTTTGTGTTGCTTCCTCGATAGTATCACCATAAGCAGTTAACCCAAGTCTACGGGTGCGTACAGCAATATACTTATCCCTTTCGATTACTTCCACCATCTTCTCCGGCATCTTGCGGTAGCCTGCGTCCAAGATTGCTTGGGCACAATCCCGACTTTTAATTTCCCCTGGTGTGGTGTACCAGTGATTTATAATCTTCGCCAGTTCCTCTATCTCGTTCATAACATCTCCTTTACTGTTGGTCCCCACGATTTCTACCATCCATCAAATTCAGGAAGGTTATTTAACTGTTCTTCTGTCATATCTATAGCGGTTATAATAAGGGGTGAATCTAAATCCATTTCCTTCAATTCAATCTTAACAACCTCTTCCGTTGTACGATAGATGACCCCATCACTATCTTTATATTCAATTGGTTTTACTTCATAAACTCGCATCTTACTTTTCCTCCTTAATACCCCAGTCCCCACGCCCAAGGCTGTTTAACTCTGTATTTAGTCATGGCTACTGCTCCTTAAATATATTCGGAATAATCGCTGGACTTGTATACTCCATTTCGTATTTCGTAGCTGCTAGTATCAAAGCCTCTCGTAATTCACTAGGTGTACACTGCGCATTGGCTATCAGGTTATAAAGGTGGTCGACTAAAGTGTGAAATACAGGGTCGTTATGGTATCTTTCTTCTACTGTTCTCATATCTCTGCCTCCAGTCCCCACGCCCAAGGATGGTCGGGGTGCTGTTCGTTCCAGAAATCATTATAGTCTTTTAACATTGTGGCAATAAGAACATCTATACCGCATGGAATATAAAATCCTGATTTCAATATATCTTTCCAACTTATCTCCGGCACATAGATAGCCCGTATGCCGGTGATGGGGTGCTTGTGACGGATGAACTCATCGGGCATTGTTTCAGCTGGTTGCCAGTGTTCAATTGCTTTACATGCACGGAATTTTACACCGTTGTGTTTATAGCACATAATTCCATTTTCACCGCATTCGGCATCATTACAGTAATCCTCTATCCCCCACAGTTCGTCGCCTATGGAGTAGGGGCAGAAATCTTTCAAGGCATTGGTAAAACTAGCCATATCTATCCAACGGGACATGCCCTCAAAGTGTCCCTCTCTACCATCCCACTTCAAAAACCCTTCTCTGTCCTGATAAGGCTGTGGCTCAATCGGCTCCAGATGCAGGCTTGCTCCCTCTATTAGTTTAACTCTATGTATCATGGCTTACCTCGCCAACTTCGTAGTCATAACAATGAAAATCATTTAACTCAAACCCATCATCAGCTATCTCTAATGCCTCATCTTCTGAATTTGCCTCAACTGTTATGCTACCATTCATTGTAATTTCAACTGTGTATTTCATGGCTGTTGCTCCTGTCCGTACCTTTCGTTGAGTTCGGCAAGGCAATCTATACATAGGTATCTGTGCTGATAAGGATGCCTGTGTTCCTTGCATGGCTCATTCAACCACTGCCACAGGTCACGCTGTGCTTCGGTGGCGATAGTTTTAGCAATGGGTTTTATAAGAGACGCAAGCAGTAAATGTTTATTGTGGTCTAGTATGTATTGTATTTCTTTATCTATCCTCTCGTCTTTCATGCCTCTCCTCTCTTTAGTCTGGTTCCCATGAAATGACAAGGCATACCAGATATAATACTACGTAAACGCCACAACAACCTCTGCCCATCCTGATCCCGATACATAATGCTGGTACCAGCGCAACTGTAAAAATACCCTTGAATAAATCTCGTACAAATATAATCATTTTCTCTCTCCTCTCTTTAGTCTGGTAGGCAGGGCTTCGTATTAATCACAAACATTTCTATGTTGTTAAAGTTCTAATTCACCTGCCCTGTGACACTGTTTAGCGTAGGGCATAAGAAAATCTTTGATTGCCTTAAACTCTGGTGTGTCGCAGTCCAGTACACAGATATGTGCTGCTAACTGGAATACAATACGATTATCTACTTTTACGTTTTTACTACCGCACCAGAGAGGCCAGCAAGAGAAGTCAATGTCTGCCCCTCGCAGGTTTGCCCCTCGCAGGTCTGCCTCTTGCAGGTCTGCCTCTTGCAGGTCTGCCTCTTGCAGGTTTGCCCTTTGCAGGTCTGCCCCTCGCAGGTTTGCCCATCGCAGGTCTGCCCCTCGCAGGTCTGCCTCTTGCAGGTCTGCCTGTTCACCACTTAGTTTGTTGTTTAACCATTTTTTGTGTTGCTTTAGTATTTTGTTTAGTTCTTTTTTTTTCATTTCTCCCTCCTGCTCTATGTTGTTAAGGTGCTGATTGTTATCTCTATCTGCGATATATCACCATACCGCTTGACCGCTGACAATATTATTATCTGACTATCATCCTCCCACGCATACCCGTTGAGTGCATCCAATACCAGTTTGATATAGTTGTCTATGTCCGGTCTGGTAATTGGAAGTATCTCTCTCTTCTTAGGTGCAGACTTCGGCTTGGTAATTGTGAATGCGCATGATAACTGCACCCCGTTCGGCTTGTTAATCCTGTCTTTGCTCTCATTGAAGTACGCAAGCCGTATCATACTCTCCGCATCAACAGTCTTTGAAGGTGTGAACGTCCGCACCTTGCCGTTGTGGACCACAGTACGCGCTCTGGCCTTTGCACCCGGCGGCATGAGAACCGTGAACTGTATCATGCCTGCACCCCCTGCCGTTTTAAACTGTCTACATATTCCTCATACCCACGCCTCGCCGCCTCACGCTGTGTTATATTCATGTACCGCCCGACTATACTCCTCGCTGCGCCCATCATCTCAGAAAACGATTGCGGCCTCAGATGCTTACAATACTCATACCACGCCCAGGAGTTATAGCTGTCCTGCCTTAGTCTGTTTACTGATCGGTAGTCTGATTGCATTTCTTGTCCCTCCAGATAGCAATAATTGACGCAAACGGCGCAGGGCCAGCGCCAAAATTCAAGCGCCCTTTAATGAAACGGATCTCCGCCTTATTCAACACCCAATCATGAAACCATTTTGTTGATGTATCTCCACGCAATAACCACACTACCGTTTTCCCATGCTGTGATTCTTCATATGCCTTCCTGCACCAAGGAGCAGGCTTTGAATAGGGCGGGTTTAGAAATACAGATTTACCCCACGGACGATTTAAGCCATCCAGCAAGGGCAACCCATCCATTCCAAGCGGACAAGGATCATCCGTGAAATGAAACTCTGCATCGAGCACGTTATACAAATCTTGCGGTGTCGCATGATTATCATGCCCGCTAACATGGCTTTTAGTAAAGTCGCTCATTCTAACCTTCCTGTTAGTTTATTGAAAATTAAATCAACCGTATAAGGCGCAGTTCCCCGCAACCTGTCCTTTGCTATTATCAATTCAGTGTTTGAGTTCTTCACATGCCGGTCATAATAGTTATCCCTGTAAAGAAACCAAATCATATCGGCATCCTGTTCGATACTGCCAGAATCACGCAGGTCTGATAGTAACGGACGTTTATCCTTGCGTTCGCGCGGTGCCCTGTTTAATTGTGAAAGAACTATTAACCTGATGTTAAATTCCTTTGCTATGTTGGCTAGATTCTGCGATATAAAGGTCGCCCGTTCATTGAGTGATTTACCTGTATCCTGAAGCATATGCAAATAGTCAACGAACACAACCTTGATACCATGCTCACCTACCATACGGGCTATGTCACGCCGTAATGTAGCTGTCGTGTACCGGCCGTCTGATATCCAGAACTTCTTATCGGCCATTTCAACCAGGGACGCTTCCATTGATTCAAGCTCTTTCTCGTTATATAATCCGCGCACTATGGTCAGTATCGGAATGCCTGTCATTTGGGATACTAGCCGGTCCGTCAATTGCTTCCGCGTTTGCTCCAGAGAAAATATAGCCGTAGGCTCAATACCAGCTACACTCGCCATAATCTGAATTGCTGTCTGTGTTTTACCAACTGATGTAGCGGCACCGAATATGACATATTCGCTCTCTAATAAACCCTTTATCACTTCGTCCAGCTTCTTTATACCGGTTGGTATTACCTGCGTCTTTTCACGCCTGATCGAATAATCAGCCCATGCGTCACGCGATAAATCGGCAGAACTATATATATGCCGTTTGGGTGTTGACTTCTCAACGAGGCTTAGTTGCGCATACGCCTTTGAAATAAACTCGTTAACATCGCCACCTTCATACCCGATAGCCGCTATCTTGTCCGCTGCAGAAATCAGCCGGCGCTGTAAGGCTGTCTCTCTTACTATCTTTGCGTACCATTCCGCATGTAACGATGATGGTGTATTCGCTACAAGGTGACTGATATACGCGGCACCGCCCACCTCTTCTAGCTTTTTATTCTTGCTCAATTGCCTTGCAACCGTGACCTGGTTAATCACCGGCACCTGTAACATAGCCTCAAATACCCATTTGTTAGCCTGTGAAAAGAAGTCCTCCGGCTGTAAATCAACCAGTAAAATAGCACCTTCGTCTATCAGACAGCTACCGAGTACGGCTTCTTCTGCCTGTATGTCCGAAGGTGGGAGTCTACCGTCCATATTATTTATTCGCCTCGTAAAAAGCCTTCGCAAATCCGGGGGGGGTAATACTACGAAGTATTTTTGTTTTTTCAGATTTGCCACCTAATGTTTGTATCCAACTACCCTGAGAACATGCTCTCACAGGTTCAACCGGTGTTTTTTGGGGGAGATTAAACCTGCCCCATAACAAAGTCTTTTTGGTGTAAGCATCTCCGTATTCGCACGGGTTAAATATTAAAGTTGGTTTACCCATCCACCGGCGCAAACGACCTACAGGATTTTCCAAACTCCAAAATGCCAATTTTTCACACATTCCTACTATCCGAAGGCATCCGATAACGATACCCATTGATTCGATAGTTCGACCATCAATATCTTTCTGAGGCCAATACTGTGCGCCTGATACAGAAAAGTCAGTACAAACTGGAGCGGCCAAGATACCGTAAGTGTCAGGCGGTGGAATGAATGTTCTCACATCAAATAACGGCAACGTAATATTCCTGACATCATAACCAGCCTTTCGGTATGGCTCTGACCACGAACCAGTTCCACCGCAGAGATCGAGAATTATCTTGCTCACTCCGCGCTCCTGTATCTGCCGCTGTCGAAGGTTTCTGTGGATAGGTCCCTACGCTGATTTTTCAACGGGAATACGCCACGCCAGTTATTCATGATTGATTGTTTAAGTATCTCGTTCGGGTCCATACCCTGTGCTTTGAATTTTTCAAGCTCAGAAATAAGCATGGCAATTGCACGCTCCGTTGGTTTTGCTTTTATCCGTGTACGCATTTCAATGAACGCATCCCAAACTTTTAAATCAATCCATGTCGGTATTGGAATATTATTTATAATATTCTTTACTTTAGTTTCTTTTAGTTTAGTTTGTGGAATTAATGTATCTTTTTTGGAGTTATTGTCTGCATTAACCCTGTTACTGTCTGCATTAACTTTTATATCAGGTCTTGTGGGGACACCTTCTTTAGTTCTGTGATAAGCATCTGATATCCTTGTTACAAAATTTTGTGACCATATTATCCCTGATTGAAATAATTCACGATCAATGGCATCCAGTTTCGCCAGTGTTTCCAGTATTTCCATTGCCTTTTCTGTATCATTAATATGTGTTTTTGCTAACAAAAACTCCCAATCTCCTGGCGAATTGCAATCATAGAAATGCCCCGATGTTTTGCCTAACAGTTCTAATAGACGGAACCAAAAGGAAAAACCGTCATTACCAAACTTGTTTTGAATAATAGTCAGAGTCTTCCCTTCGGAAGCATCTGTATCATGTGGAAAATATTTGACTGTTTGTTTTAATGGTCTAACCAACTATCTCTCCACAAAAATATTCCATCCCTTTAATTAGGTTTAGTCTGGCAGGCAGGGTTGGTGGTTACCCTGCCTACCAGTTTGAGACTGCCTACCTCGTTATTAGTAGTTTAAACGTATCAGGGGTTTGTCTACTCATTCCCTTTCGGCAGTCTCGACCAGCCAGTAGAAGGTGGTACTTTCAGCAGTTCGGTACGTCTTTACTACCATTGGGCTGCACCCAAATAGTGGCTGACTATCTCCACACTGGCTCGTAGCATTGCGCCTTTTGTTTTTACCCCGATAGTTTTGAAGGACACCAGTGCTTCGACCTATTCAGTTGTTAATGCTATTTGATCTTAGGGTAAACTTTATTCTCAAGGAAAGAGAGAATCCTGATAGCAGAGGAATTACTGTCAGCAAGGTCGTCCAAAATATTGTCGAGTGCCTGCGCGTTTCTGGGACTTGCCCCACAGCATTCATCCTTAGGTTGCGGCTCGAAGAATCCTTGTAGGGATGCTTCAATCGTCAGAATTGTGCCCCTAAGTTTTTCGACCTCTTCTGTAATTGTCTGTTGTTTCGTTGTACCACACGGCATACATTGTGAATCCATTTCAATCCTCCTTTTATTTTGTTAATGCCGGTGCGGGACAGGCCCCTGTGTGTGCACAATATTGCAGCCCCGGTCTTGCTAGGGACTCTCCGTAAACGGAACACCGACTCTATCTCAACTACCGTTCCCCGCCGGTAGATAAGACCTATTCAATCCTCGCTATAGACTTTCTCCAATATGGCGACTTCATGGCATACTTCTCTTTTAAATCGTCCGGTATCTTATAGTTTGTTCGCTCACACCACTTACCCTCGATGTAGTAATCACCGGCGAGTATCTTTTCCTTACCCTTAACAATCTCTCCAATGCGATCATCAATCTGTTTGTATTCTTTTGCTGATTCCTTTAATGCCTCATATCTCGTAAGTAATTCGACAAGCTCTTCATCATTAATTTGCTCAATTTCTTTGCCTATCCGGTCTGGCAGACAAATATGCCTGAATGCGCAATCGCCACAGATATTTTCATCGTAATCAATTGGCTCTGGTAAAGTGCCATCAGCAATGTGTTTGTTAATAGTCTCAGCTTTTTTAATAAGCGACTCAGCAAACTCGTAATCAAGAGACATCCATATTTCCTTAAGCTCTCCCGTACTTTTGTTCTTGAAAAGAAATACACCTTCATCCTTTCCATCCATTAGCATGTAAAGAGTAAGCTGTGCAGGATATTTACGCATGTAGTGGTACTTGTGATTAAACATATCCTGTGCCGAATTGACTGAGTTAAACGGGTTGGGTGCAGAGCTTTTTATCTCCAAAGGATACAGCCTTTCATTGACAATTATCTTCGCATCAATAGAACCAGTGATGTTATATTCCTCCCAAGAAAACGGGCGCTGTTGCTCAACAACAGTAAACCCTGCCTCTTTCAAATCGGTCAACACCAGTGATTCCACCGCATTACCCATGTCGAATATCATCTGTAACTGTGCATCATGAATAGACTTCTCTTGCCACCTGGTACGGTTAAGAACAAGGTACTTGATACAGTCATGTCCAAGTTCCGAGGCACGGTTTGACTTCACGGGCCATTGTTTTATTTTCGCTTGCTTTGCCTCCAATACTTTCTCAACTATCATTTAGCACCTTCCTGTAGCTTTTTAATTAGAGTGTTAGCCTGTGTTTTGGACAAATCGTTAAGACTATCAATAGTCTCTGAAAGTCCGAGCATAGCTGATACAGTCTCATGCCTTGCATCACTCTCGGTCACGCCGATGTCACTCAAGAGCTTACAGATAAACCTCACCTGTGCATCTGAGGCATCACCCTTTCCACCTGTACTCTGTACTGGTGCTGATGCCGATTGCTCTGTCTTTGGCTTGGTGGTTGAGGTTGTTTTATTGGTTTTGTATTCCACAGAAACCATCTGATCCTTGCTGATCCCCGCAAATTCTTTTAAGTCCTCATAGGTCAGGTTGCGAATACCAAGAATACGGGTGATTCCGTTACCAAGTAGGTTCGTAAACGCTGACTTCTTTACATCACCCCTGTCTATCTCCGAAGGCGGTAACTCAATACGCTTCTTGTTATCACCTGTACCCTCGTAGGTATACTTCTTGAAGAAGCCATCCTTGCTTGAGCGTGTGCCAATAGCCTCAATGGTCGCACCGCCTAAAGAGAACTCGCCTTTATAGGTATAACAAAAATGCCCACCATCAAGATTCTCAAGGACAGGTTCATATATTCTCCATGAGATACCGAATACCCGCCCTACCTTTTCCGCACCAGATGCCTGTAAATAGGGCTTCCCGTTCTCATCTACCCAATCGTTCCGGTTGGTAACTTTAAGCGCCATTTTCTTAATCTTGTTAAGAGCTTCGAGGCGTTTCTCTGCCTGCTCTGCAAGACTTATAATGTCTGTATCCATGATAGCAGGAACATTAGCTCGCTCTGTCGGTATCTCCGTGAAATCTCCATCTTGCTCTTGAAGTTCAGTATTCATATTTCCTCCTTATTCGTATATCTCTACCGTTTCCGGTTTAATTCCCAAAACCCTGCCCTGTGTGGGTGTCTAGTACCACATCGCCTTTATATTCCCTTCACAGGACAGGGAAAATCCCGTGCATACCCCCTTTCTTTTAGAATTATCAGAAGCTATTAATAGCAGTCTGACCTATACCATGTACGCTATTTTACGAGCGTATTCAGGGGCATGAGTGCCCATCCACTTAACGTAATAACCATGACAACATGCCTCCTCGAAATCAATATAGGGCTCATGGTTCTTAAGTGGGCAACCTGTACAGGTATAATCGGCAAGGTTCGCTTTGTTATAGACATGACAATAAAAGCAGCCCTTTAGTGGTGTCCTATCAATATCAATTGTACCAAAATACGCCTCCTTACCCTTCCCTGTATTATCCGCAAGCCATAGCCACATTTTCCTATGTTCTTCAGCCATGCGTTTAGGATCGGCTACAATATCAGCAAGGATAAGTTTGTGTGCCTTTTTTTCTTCGACTTTTTCCCAGGTAACGGCTTCATAATTATGCGTAATAACAAGGTCTTCGTGAACAAAATCAACCCATTTCGAACTCAAAACCTCTTGCGCTTCCTTTTTGATGCTATCCATAGTAGGATTGTGGTGTGCCCACCTAAAGCCTGTTGAGTAGGTATCCTTCATATTAATCTCCGGCACATAGATAACCCGTATGCCTGTGATCACCCTGCGCCAGCGGGAGAACTCGGAAGGCATGGTTGAGGCGGGTTGCCAGTCGGCGCAATCGTAATTAATTGCAGAAAGTTTATTTACGTCATTTTTATAACAAATTCCACCATCATTACATGCTGCACACCACTCCTCTATCCCCCACAGTTCGTCACCTATGGAGTAGGGGCAGTCCTTATAGGGATAATGCTGTGGTTCAATCGGTATCAAGCACAGGGTTTCTCCCTCTATTAGTTTAACTCTGTGTATCATGGCTGTTCCCCAATTGACTAAGCACCTTTTTAGCAAGTTCGGGTTGTGCTTCTATCCTAGTTTTTAATTCCCAGCAACCATCACAAAGTTTATCAGGTCGTGGGCCAAAAGTATGTTGCGTTTCTCCACACAGTTTACAAGTAAACATTTCACCATCCCTATAGTTAAAATTCATGGCTGTGCCTCCTAATGTTCTAGTTCAAATAACACTATAGGATATTCCCTTTTCCCCTTGAAGTACGTAATCTTTACACCAGTGACGCGCCTCCCGTCTACTATCTTGCCGATATAATCAGCGGCAACCCTAAATTGGTCTTCGGGCGTAGTATTAATTTGGAAAGCAGCTCTAAATAATTTCACCCCATCACCTCCAGTATCGGATTAGTTGCCTCTTAATAAAGGCAAATAAGATATACGGTTAATGTAAATACGAGTAGTGTTAATGATGCCGATATAATGAGCATCAGGTTGGTAAACTTATCCCTGTTCATAGGTAATTTACCAGTACCGGGAAGGTATGTATCGCCCTGCGCATGGTGCTACCGCCCGGATTCCTCTGCCCTTTACGGATATAATGCCACATTGTATCACCGATGCCCAAGCGCTCACACATTTCCTGATTTGATAACCCGTGCTCTTTTTGTAGTTCGATCAGTTTATCAATAAATAAATCACTCATGCTTTTTAGAGTAACACGTATTATCACAATTGTCAAGGGGTTTATGTTAAAAATGGGGAAAATAAAATAAGGTATCTATATACTTGCGTAACCCAATTATTTATGCTATTATAATAGTGTAAATAATTATTGAGGTAATGAAATGATACCACAATTTGAGTCACTAATGGGCATGCTAAAGAGATTTCCTGATGAACAATCCTGCATTGATTATCTTACTGAAATACGCTGGCGTGATGGTATGTACTGCCCTTATTGTGGAAGTAACAAGGTTTACCATTTCAAAGATCAGCGAAACCATAAATGTGGTAATTGCCGGAAACGTTTTAGTATAAAGGTTGGTACGATTTTTGAAGATACTAAAATACCTCTGCGTAAATGGTTTATAGCAATATACTTTCTCACTTCTCACAAAAAGGGTATTTCATCCGTACAGCTTGCGAAAGACTTAGGTGTTACCCAAAAGACAGCATGGTTTATCGCTCACCGTTTGCGTGAAGCAGCTAAAACAAAGGCATTTAATGCTCCACTGAAAAAGGTAGTTGAAGCTGATGAAACCTACATAGGTGGCAAAGAGAAAAACAAACACGCATGTAAGAGAACACCCAATACTCAAGGTAGAAGCACAAAGACAAAGGCAACCGCCGTAGTTATCCTTGAAAGAGGTGGTGAACTGAGGGCATTCCAAACAGATGATACGAGTAAATCCACCTTGCAAAACCTTATCGGTAAGAACGTTGCACTAGGTACAAAAGTATACACGGATGAATACAGGGGTTATCATGGGCTGGAAACGTTTTATCTGCATAGTAGTGTCAACCATGTAGGTGGTCAATATGTGGTAAATGATGCTCATACTAATACAGCAGAGGGCTTCTTTTCTCTACTAAAAAGAGGTATCATTGGCATATATCATTTCACCAGTAAAAAGCATCTTCAACGGTATTTAGATGAATTCAGTTTCCGATACAATCTGAGGGATGAAGATAACGGTGAAGGTTTTAATTCACTTCTCGCAAACTGTAATTATAGACTTACATACAGGGGATTGATAGCAAATGAAGCATAGTGAGAACTTTACTCTCGATATGCCTTTTGAGGAAGCGATAGAACGCTTTTCAAGAGTGAATACAAAGGAACTTGAACCGGACATTATATGCGGTGCTAGTCCTTTTGTTAAATGGGCTGGCGGTAAAAGGGGTATCATTGATGAACTGGTGAAATTATTACCACCTGAGATCGAAACGTACTATGAACCCTTTGCCGGTGGAGCTGCCCTATTCTTTGAAATCTATGAACAGCTTGAAAAAGCATACATATCTGATAGTAATTTAGAGTTGATGTTGACATTTCAGACTATTAAGAAAGAACCCAAAGCCTTGATAGAGAGGCTTGAACAGCATGCCCAAAAGGACAGTGAGGAATACTATTACAAAGTGAGAGCGCAATATAATTTACAGAATGCGCTTGATATAGCCGCAAGGTTTATCTATCTCAATAAGACCTGCTATAACGGACTTTACAGGGTGAACAGTAAAGGTGAGTTTAATGTTCCACGTGGTAGATATGCCAACCCCGATATAGTTCAGCGAAAAAACATCATGGCATGCAATTCAGCCTTGAGAAAAGCTACTATAGAATATAGAGAATTCGATACCATTAAGCCGAATCAGGGTGATTTTGTATATTGCGATCCGCCATATCATCCGGCTGAGGCAAAAGCATTTACAAAGTATACAAAGCTAGATTTTTCTGAGAAAGATCAGGAAAGATTACGTGATTTCGCTTTGGCTTTAAGTAGGGCAGGTGTGCGGGTGATGCTATCTAATTCAGACACGCCTTTTATCCGTAGTTTATACAGCAATGCAGTATGGAATATAATAACCGTTCAAGCCCCCAGACTGGTTAATTGTAAATCTGAGGGGCGTGTGGCAGTAAATGAACTGGTGATCAGAAATTACCAATGACGTTTATACAGGGTGGAACGCAAGCAAACTATACAGACACGACATTAGAGAAGTATATATTGTCACGTCTTGATGATCGTGGTTACACCTTTATCACGCCAGGTAAATTCATACCTTCACGTTATTTAGAACAGCCTATATACAGCCGTAGATTTCATATAGGTAAAAGCATTTACGGTACTGCTCAATACTGTGATTTCATTCTCTATCACCCTAAAAAGTGGAAAGACAATCTGGTTATTGAATCGAAATGGCAACAGGCAGGCGGATCGGTAGATGAAAAGTATCCGTATCTTGTTCTCAATATACAGATGGAATATAAATGCCCTACTATACTGGTATTAGATGGTGGTGGTTATAAAAAGGGTGCAGAAGCATGGGTTAGATCACAGGCTGGCAATGGTAATTTACTTCATGTATTCAATATGAGTGAATTTGCTACATGGGTGAATAAAAACCATATCTAGGTCAAATTAGTATATAAATACCAAAAATAAAGGCTAAGACTCTATCCAGAAATCATCTTTGTCAGGATTTATGCAAATTACAGGGCAACCGATCCTGCTAGGCTTATATCCTTTTTCTTCGGCATAGCTCGATTTACCCTGTGTATAAGCCTTTAGCCATGAACCCGTGAGTGTGGCAGCGAGTTTAACAGATTTTATCTTTCCATTACGGTATGTTAGCCTGTCGGGGGTATGCTGAGTCATGGCGTGAAGGTGTCCCATTAGGTAGATGTCAGCCTGTATATCGTTAACTAATCGCATTAATCGATTAAGCCTTGCGCCTTCGGTCTGTGCTGCGCCTGAACCATGCCAAGCATGAATGATATATTGACGGGTGGTATTCGTCGAAACCCTTTTAAATTTAAGAACTACAAAGCAATGATACCCCGCATAAGGCACGTTCAATTCTTCACAGATATTCTTTGTTATATGTTCTTGATGGTATTTGTGGATAGTTTCTTCGTGATTTCCGGTGAGTAAACAGATAGTTTTATTTCGTACTGGTTTAAAAAGTTCAACACATTTCCGTTTTTGGTCTGTAATTATATTGTCCTTGTGAACCCAAGAAGCTAAACCACCTATATCGAAACGCTTATCATGTAAAAGAATCGCGTCACAATAATCACCCATGCCTATAATATATGAGTTCTTTTCTGTAGATATTTGATGGACTTTTTTTTGGATGTCGTCTTCCGAACAATGGATGGAGCCAAGATGGATATCTCCAAGAGAATAGAATCGAAATACATCAGGTCGTTTGTGATTGATCTGAAATTCTATTACTTCCATTTCTGCTCCTGATAAACGCTTTCAATTGAATATAAGAATAAAACACGGGTATACCCGCCTTGTTGGCCCTCGCTATTTCCGCGTCAGCACCATGCGACTGCCCTGGTAAACGAAAAACACAATCGCTCTTTAAAACAAAATAATCATCTAACTCCATCCAGTAATCATGCGGCTTGGGCGACATCATATGCCAGAAATGTGTCCATAACGGCATGTAGGGGATAGCGCCCATATTGACTATTCGTTCCGCTGCGACAATAGCATTATGTACATTTTCTGCGACATCGCCCAATGTATAAGGACAAGCGATATACACTAAATCTTTATCCAATACAACCTCCTGTTAAAACCCCATCGACTTTATGGCAATCAACCCCAACAGGTAAAAAACAGCAAGGATATATAAAGCTATTGCCGTAATAATTCTTAAAGGTTTTGATTTATGACAAAACAACACGCATGTTCCTGCCAACAAAAGTAATAATAAAAATAATTCAGCGTCTATTTTTCACCTCCTTAATAGAATCGGTCACGGAAAACCGTACATCCCCTAAAAAACGAATCCTACGGCGATTTAGCTATATCCTAGCCCTACCAGCCAAACCGAATCGCACACACTAAAGCAACAAGGGCAAGGCATAAGCCTATAAATGCTATTATAAATTTAACAACATCTGCTTTCATGGCTACACAAAATATTCGGGGTAGTACTCATCGACTTCGTAGGCTATTGATCGGGCACCGGATGGTAAGTTCATGGATATGGCAATTTCGCGGAGTTGGTCTTCGAAATCATCAATGCCGTTTTCAACAAGCTTGTCAAAATGCCCCTGACATTCAGGCCAGTTCATGTTGTCAATTCGCTTTTTCGCTTCATCCGGTGTGACCCTGAAGTAATAGACAAAGGCTTTATCGTACAGTTCCTTCATGGCATCTTCCAACCATTCGGGATAGTTTATCTTTCCTTTTATAAATGCTTTCATCAGGTGTTCGCGTTCCGTCTTCGCCTGTGCGTATCTGGTAAAATCATTATCAACACCGGCGTAATTCTGTTTGATACTGTCCTGTATTTCCTGATCGAATTCCTCTCGATTAGTGGGTAATTTAATTTCCATTCTTGCTCTCCTTTAGTTCTTCAATTTTCTTTTCGGCCTTACTTGATGTTCTGAAATAGAATTGTCCTATATCTTTAAGTGTTCCAGCTATAACGCCATCGAAAAATGTTCCCAAAACCACTTCTCCAATAGCATTATCCTGTATGCCGTGGATTACTAGAAATGTAGAAAACCCGAAACCAAATACTATAAATAGTATAGTTATTGCGAATCTGTGCCATGCATTAAGTTTACTCATTCTCTCCTCCTTATAACCTCTACTTTCATTTAACCTCCTTCACCAGTAACAGTGTCCCATAAACAACATAAACAAGCCCCACACAATAAACAGAGCTAATCTCCACGGGTCTTTCAGTGTGTGTCCTACCCATATTCCGATACCGAGAAGAATTAGTAACCATATCATAGGGTCTTTAACCCATGATAATCTAGTGGTGTGTGTCCACGGCCTTTCACTGTGCGTCATAACTAAAGCCCATGCATACACAAGGGGAATATCGAATTTATCAGCCATTTCTTCGGGTGTCATTTTCTCTTCCGTATGGCACACAGCCTGATAAGAAAAAAAACAAAAGCGCTGAACCCAAGAATATTCAGCCATGTAACTGCTGTAAGGATTTTCTCAAGCAAAATTTTAATCTCGAGAATATCTAAACTACATCCATCCATACTAACCCCCGAACATTCCGTGTTTTAGTCCTTCAATCACTAAAGTAATAATACCACCTACCACCAGAGTAAACAATACCCCCCCACCCCAACGCACCAAAGTCAAGTCCCTTTTATTAGTTCTTATCTGTTCGCAATTGTCAGGATATGTATCAAGAACAGCATCTATTTTTTGGTTCAATCCATAGAATTCCTGCGTGAGCGCCATCTTCAGTTCGCCATCATCCATCTGTTCAAGCGATTTGCCGTATTTGATTATAAACTTGTTGCCGTTCATGATAGCCCTCCCTTATACTGCTGTGAGATTAACCGTCATGTCGTATCTGGCCTCTTGTACGCCAACAATTTCCTTTTGGAAATCTAAACTCCAACCAGATACTCGGAATGAGGCGGCTGATTGATTACCCCATGAATCCGTAATTGCTGTGGGGTCATATGTCTCTATGCCGCAGTTAGGAATAATGAGAATGGAACCTAAATCTGTCGATAGCCTTGCTTTCGCACGGACATTTGCTGCTACACTCGCAGCGTCGGTTGAATTAGTAACCATACTCTCTGATATCGGCTCCAGAATTTCGCCATTAATAGTGTCATCTGCCGATTCCCCATATACGGGATCGCCGTTGTCATCCTGTCCTAACACTATGACGCGGTTGATTAAACGAGGCAAAACGCCGTATTTTGGGCGCTGCCATATAACATGAAAGAGGATATTAGAGGTTATGGTATCACCGAGTGTAACACCATCAGAGACACTAACAGTAACCTTTATCACATAAGCAACGCTATCATTCAAATCTACAATTTCACTCAGTGAGAACTGCATGGTGATATTGCCAGCTAGTGTTTCGGAGAACTCAATACCATCTGAGAGTGATGGCTTAAAAATGCACTTTGTAGAGGGCGTGTCGCTCATATCAGCAACATCAGTGATTGACGGATTGAAAACCACCTTATTGGCAATGGCATCGGCTAGGTTGATAGTCTCACTCAAGGTCAACGGGATTGCAAAGTTGAAAGACGTTGAATCACTAAGAGTAATCCCATCAGTAACCGTTTCAAAGCGGTCAACGTATCCGTGTAGTTCCTCACTAAAATCAACCCCATCTGAAAGAGCTTTTGGAAAAACACAGGAGTTAGACAATGAATCGCCAACACTAATACCATCTGATAAAGAAAGGTCATAAGTTTGCGGCTCCTGTAAATCCAAGTCCTCTACATACGCTGACATCGATTTGCCGCCGGAAGCAAAATCATGAGAAGCCATTGATATTAAATACTGGTAATCCTTTTTACTGGTGTGGAGTGTTACTGAGAGCGTATCTACGAGGCTACTACCTGATTCGCCATTGTAGTTTCCGGTGCAGATATAGCAGTAAATCGTTCCATAAGTTCCTGTAGCTTCGTCACGCTCTATAGTGCAGTAGTAAAGCGTATCATCTGCCGTACTGCCATACGCTGAATCGTTATAGTTATAGGCTGTATCCATTTCCCTGAGATACAGGTTTTCATTAATCCATCCCAATCGAAGATGGCTCTCATTTGCGACAGCCAGGTCATATGTATCCCCTATGGCATTGGCTAGAACCCACAGGCTGACTGTGCTATTGGCGTTTGAGCTGGAGTTATAAGTTTTGAACCTGTGTTCAAAGTCACCGTCAAAGTGATTTACTCCGTGGTCATAATAAAGATAACACGTTTCATCACAATCAAGGTTGGCAACTGAGGCTTTGGATGCAGAATCCACAGTTAATTTACTAGGCCCATCCACCTCTGTGTATCCGGTAAAGTCCTCTGTCGGGTCGACATCCTTCGTATCCTCGAGGCTGTCTAGTTTAATGGCTTTGAGTTCATCCAGTAAGGGACAGGTAGCGTCCGTCTCTACCTGTTTGAGTGTGGCCTTGTCTCCGAATAGCTGTAGCTCAACGGCAGGTTGCTCTTCCTCTGCGAGTTTTGACCAGTCTATTTTGCTATCCAGCCGTATCTGCTCCTTGAGCCTGTTTTGCTCAGCCAACAAAGCCTTCAGCCGTGGCCGGAACTGCTCCCTCTCATAGGTGCGGAACTTGTCAGGGTCAGGCTTGGATAAGGAGACACGATTATATTCTAATCGCATCTCCTCAATAAGACTGTATATGGCTGAGAGTTTTTGCCGTTCCGAATTTACAGACTTCGGATATACTACTACCTGAGCCAAATCATACCCCTTTATGCACCATCGTCCGCTGCGCCAATAGTATAGGTAAGTTGAACTACATCATCGTCCACAACGGAACGTGACGAGCCAAATTTCGCAGCGCAGAATAAAGTGCCGCCACCTGCCGCATCGCCTTTGGTATTGCCATGCGTGCCGCCACCGACTATTGCTGCGCCGTATAAGGTCTTTGACGCGTTCATGGTAAATTCAGCCTTGTTAGCGGAGTTTGTTGTGGACTGGCTTGAAGCAGCCGCCTCTTCGTACTCTGGCCTCGTGGCTTCGTCATAAGCTTCACACTCTGTAAAGACCGGCGTGGCATACGTGGTACCGGCAGCAGGAGTTGTATCTGTCTCAAAGAGTAAACAGTACCATGTGGTTATCTGGGTACTTCCGTGAAACATGATGTCCAGAATAGCGTCCAAACCCTCATTAGTCACAATATTATGGGCGTCCTCTACCCATTTCAGATTGCCGTCCTTGTCGTGACATTCGACATGGAATTTCCCACCGAATTTGCTACCTGACGATAGTTGTGGTCTTGCCAGTACATTTATTGATGCTTTATCTCCGCATCTCATCCGCTGTTTCATTTTCCTTCTCCTTTTAGTTAGATTTATAACTATACACCGCCGAATCATCGTCCTGTGGATAAACAATCGTAGCGTCATTACCATACCATACGATTGTATCAGGTACTAATATTAATAGTCTGCGCATAAGGTTCCCGGCTGTGCTTCCAGCCTCCAGCTCTATACGCGGATATATCGATGTAATATCGGTAGACCTGCTGCTATAGCTCAGTGTTCCGCCTATTGTGTTTACAAGCGTCTCTATCATTTCGTACACTGAATAGGTAGTTGCTGCGCCAAGATAATTAAAACGCACACGCCTGCCAAACTTATAATTATCCAGCATACCCCATGCGTCTATGCAAACAAGCGTAAATGTGGCAAGATTAGTATTTCTACCGTAATACCAGCTATCGATAAAATACCTCTGTAATTCCGAGGTCGTATCAACACCATTTATATTAAAGCCTAGATAAAGGCTAACACGTGAACCTCTTGCCAGACCTGCTAAATCACCTGTTCCGGGAGAATCATATGTGCTCGCTGAATTGTCAAGTGTGACCTCCATTCTACCTGCAATAGTTCCATAACAACTTGCCTTTATACCCAACACATCAGTTGTCATACTATATTCTGTTCCGCCTGCTCCACTTCCTGCCGTGGGTTCCTCCCAAGGATAAGGGATAGGCCATACAAATATCTGGTTCCCGTTATAACCAAACAGGTAAGTGCTATTATGGGTTAATGCAATCGGGTAGTCTGTTGTTATAGCTAGTGCCTCTTTAAAAATACCGTCATCCACATCGTAGTTTTCATGTTGTGCTATAAAGTGACACTTTCCATTGTCATAGAACGACATCACAATCGGCATATTCGAGATTTTAGTCAGATAAGAATAAGGATATGCTACTTCAATCCATGAATTATCCTGATTGCAGCTTATATTTAATAAACTTAATTTGTTACCTAACGCTATATACGTCTGGTGCCACCCTTTCAGATCAGTAAAGTTCTCAAGCCCACCAGGCATATCACGCCTGCTTGTTGCCGAACCGCCTATTCTCGACATGGATGTAATACTCGTAGCTATTAAATTGGAATCGGTCATGTCCGTTTGCCCGCCGTATGTATAAGTACCGCCATCAGTACATGAGCCATAAAATATTCCCCATTTGTATGAGGTTTTCTTTTCTAAATATCCCGTACACCCTGATGGAAGAGGGTTTGGTTCAGAATTATCCTGATAAATATCGTAAGTAACAAACCATACCCCATCGTAGCAAACCTCAATGTTTTTCAACATCATAAGATTAGTATAATAGGTAAAGCCAAAATAGTTACCACTTGAATAAGAACCATACCATCTTAAAGAAAAGAAATCGCTTAAAATATCGTAATCATCCTCCCTGATTTGTGCTTCATTCCAGCTTGTATCCCACGTTCCATCTATCCTTTGGATATAAAGCATGTTGATTCCAGTACCATATGAAACACCACTCTCATCCTGAACTAAAACAGGTTCTTTTTGCCCTGCTATTAGAAAAATATCACCATCGTCATTATAACTGGCACGAACAAAATCAGGGTCGGTAAAATTAGATGATGGATTACCATACCAGAACTGCGGGCTTATAGTAGAATAACTACCGAATGTAGCCCCATAATCGCTTGAAACTTTAGCCTCGATATAATTTCCTGTGACGTGAACAATTATAACCTCGGCTGAATTAGGGTCGGCGGCTATATCATATAATTCCTCGTTTGTAAATCCGGCAGGGGTACCTGAAGACGC